CTGAATTGCAAGACAGCGGTGGCGAGTGCCACCACCATCCTGCCCGGACGTCCTCGGAGCAGGTGGTTTCCCTACCTGAACGGACGAACGCCCTAGTTCGCGGCCTCCAACTTGTCCTCACGCATCACTGCGCGGGACCGGAGGTCGTTGCGGAACTGCGAAAGCAGCTCTCCGCCCTCCTCGATTCTTCGCTCGATGAGACGGTCTGGTTGCAGCGTGCCAAATGGACGCTGACCTACCCTCTCGCGAAGTATCTAAGGAACGAACTTCCAGCCAGTTGTGATCGGAATTTTAGTCCGACTGGCTGCCTCAGAAAATGGATGCGACAACGTCTTACGGTCTTTAACCGGCGTAACACCCATCTCTGGTACTCATGGCTGCAGGCTAAGCGCTCGGCGCTACCTGCTTCTGAAGCCATCGTTGAGGCGACGTATGAGAAGCACCAGGCTTCTCTAACGTCCCCCGATCCTGGTGTCGACTCTACGATCGACAAGATCTTCCAGGATCCTTGTTTCCAACGTGTTTTAGAAAAGACACGGAACAGCCTCACGCAGAGACTAGTCAACTCTTCTTCGTTCACATCTCTTGCTCCCTCGACATCGGCTTGCTATGAGCTGCCTAGAAGTCTGGGAGGACAGCAGACCACTCTTGTGGTTCTGTCTGGTCTTGAGAGTGAGATCTATGTGGAAGAGGATGTGGAGATCGCCCGGGAAGACCCGGAGACCCCAGTTGAGGAGGAGGATGAGCCAAGTTTTCCGAACTGGCGAGATCCTTCTCTGGCCTTGTTGGCCAAGCAGGTAGGTGGGCAGCCGTCGATGGACGTGCTTAACCCACCACCGAGTCCTGCACGGCGGATCCGAGGAGGGGGCGGGGTGACTATGTCATCTCACGCATCCCCCAATACTACCTCTGGTACCCAGCTCGTGCGGATGGTCTTCTATCCCTTTGTTCATCGTTTCGACGGCTCCGGCCGGATGACGAACGTGTGTGCGGAGGTGCGGGAGAAGCTTGGTCGAGATGACTGGAAGTCGCTCTATACCGAATACAACAATCGCACTTATGGCCGGCCGCTTCGGGCCGTGATCCAAGCTGTGCTGGAGCCTTTCAAGGTTCGCGTGATCTCAAAGGGTGAGTCTTTGCCCTACTACGCGATGAAACCGATTCAGAAGGCTCTGCATGGCGCTATGCGCTCTATGCCTCCATTCCGCTTAATCGGAAGACCTTTCTCCCCCTGTGATGTCCTTGATTTGGCTGCTAAGGCCTCGGACTCTTGGGAATGGTTTTCCGTTGACTATTCTGCCGCTACGGACGGCCTCTCCTGGAAATACTCAGGGCGCATCTTGCGCTTCCTTTTGGGTAATCTGGATCAGAGGTCCTACGAGTACGCGCTCCGCGTACTAGGCCCCCACGAGCTTCTCTACCCGCAACGGCGGGGAGGTAAGTGGGGTGCGCCTGTTTCTAAAGGCGTGCAGACTAATGGTCAGCTCATGGGCTCTATTCTATCTTTCCCTATCCTTTGTCTTGCTAACCTTGGCGTATATCTCAAGGTGACGGCTGGCGTTCAACGCAGCTGGTCTGACGAGGAGAGACTCGCT